ATATAGGGGATAATAGTGTCCATATTTCTACCCCCCGATTTCCCAATCGCCTTGTTTGTCGTGAGATTCTACATGAGTTTCCATAGCCTCTGAGTAGTCATCTCTGGACACATCTGCCACCGAAATAGATTCTCGACATATTAGGCATATAGCCATATTATCTTCTACGATCCACATTTGTGAGCCTCCATAATCATTGCTACATGTTTTTGAGTAAATATATCTATATTAAATGTATATCCACATACGTGGCATCTGGCCTGGTTATGGCCCCTGTTGTCATCCTTGACCCTATCTATGATCCACATATCAACTATTATATAACCATATAAGTAGACCGATAAACATACCCCATATTAGGAATATCATATAAGACATATCTCTCCTCTCTACCCCCGATTTGCGAGCCTCGAGTCAGGATTGAACTGACGACCTTCCGCTTACAAGGCGGACGCACTACCACTGTGCTATCGAGGCGTGGGAGCAGTAGGACTTGAACCTACGATAGCCGAATTATGAGTTCGGTGCCTTAACCTACTTGGCTATGCTCCCTTGCTCCCACACCTGGATTCGAACCAGGAACCTACCGATTAACAGTCGGGCGTTCTGCCGTTGAACTATGCGGGACTATAACGGATCTTCAACTAACAGATAATCAATATAAGCCTGCATAGATAAAATCAACTCATCTGTAAGATTCATATAATCTCTCATAGCAGCAGATAAATCTTCCATAAATAATCTTTCTTCTGCATACTTAATATCATCTAATATTTCTTTAACATCTCTAGACATTATCTCTACCCTCGATTTGCTGATCCTTATACTTCTCCCAATAGGGTAAACCATCATCATCATAGTCAGACCCAAGAGCATCTAAGATTTCTTTATTATCATCTATAGCCTCTTGCATAGCCTCTTTTGTTAATTTGTTAGGCTCACATTGAGAATGGTCATGATCATACTCTTTAAGTATCCTATCATTATCCCTTGCAATGTATCCTACATATTCAGCATAGGTTTCAAACTTCTTATCATTTTCTTCTCTGCCGTCACGAATAATCTTTGCTATCTCTTCAGGATCTAAATTAGGTCTATGCCAATCATTCATTGTTTCCTCCAAATAACATACCAAAAAAGTTTTTAACTTTCTCAGTTAAGAGTCGAATTGTAGATATAACAGGCTCTTCTTCTAAGACTAAGGCTGACTCTACATCTGACTCAATATTAGTCTTTAGAGACTCGATAGAGTCGTATTGAAAGTTCTTCCATGCAGGATAATCAACAAAGATAGAACTAGGACTATCTACATTAGGTTGTGTCATATCAATCTTTACTGTAGATCCGTTTATAACATTTGACTCATACTTGGTTTCGATATCTACTAATCCTGTCTCTAACCTTTTGCCATCAGAGGCTGTTTGAGAAGGTATAAGTTTTTTCTTTGTCTTTGTTATACCATCAGAACTATTAGTTTCATTGCTAATACTAAAACTGTTATCAGAAGGCTCCCACTTAACACTGCCATCATTACTTACGTTACCTGAAGAATCGTATGAGTGACCACTGTATCCAGCCACATTACCATCTGCCGTAGCCCTTGTTTGAAACCTTAAATTACAGTTTGTGCAACCCATGTATTCACCAGGAAGAACGCCATTGAAGGTGCCGCCTGGACCACAGTTTTGTATATCACAAACAATAACACCGTGAACGACATTAGTAACTGGATCTACAACAGCCCAGCCACCAACGCCCTCAGAGGCCTCTGCAGGTGGTACATAGGCTTCTTCTACTGGTGTAGATATTTCTTCAGCAAATGCTGGTATAACATTAACACTTAATAATAAACTTAGTATTATCTTTATTAATATCATTGTAAATCTAATTCTTTTCTACAATAATCACAAGGTTCTACCCCAGATAAACAAAGGGTATTCTCATCAATGATTCTTTGTGCCATCATGATTTCTCTACGATGCAGGGAATCAAAGACAATCTTATCAAGTTTAAGGTCCTGCTCATCTCTGTCTTTACGAATAGCCCTTGTAGAGTTAAACACCTTAGCCTCTTCCTTACTAATTTCAAGGCTTCTTTCTACATTATAGTCATCATACATATCCATAACTACCACCTTTTCTTGTTGATATGTTTGCCTTTGTTTCTATAATCAAGTATAGTGATTGAAACAGCAAATGTCAATAGGAGAAAGCCTAGTACTGCTAATCCCTTTTCTAACGTAGTTAGATTTGAGGATATATCATACATAATTTCGCCGAACTTCATTCTTCTTCTATCCAGTCTTTATGTAATAATTCTTGAGGAACTATTTTGCCCCATTGATTTTCTATACCAATTTTCCATGCTTCTTCCGCCGAAATCCAACCAAGCAATTTTACCGTTCTGTATTCTGCATCTGCTAACTTTGCACCCCAGATGATCCAGTCAGGTTTTAAAGTATCTTTTTCACGAACCGTTGGTCCAGACTGAGTTCTTACTCTACGAACTTCAATATTTTTACCAACATCTGGCATATCTTTATATCTTTTGTGTTTTCTACCATCCCATACAGAACCATGCCAATATTGATTAGTATATTTTGCTACTGCCAATTCACATATTGCAGATGCTGCTTGAGCATTACGATCTTCTTCTTTATTATTATTTTGATAATATGAGGCATCTGCTTTACCCCAATTTTCTGTAAATCTTCTAATACCTACCGCATAAGCATGTTCGTATTCCCATGGTTCTAGTTCAATTATCACTTAATTCCCATCATCTTAGAAGATAACTTAATTATATAAGATCTTGGCTTACTTGGCAATACCCTGATTAATAATGTAAATATCAATGATGGTATCAGTAATAAGATCAGTTTAAATTTCATCAAGGCCTAACTCCTTTTTAAATTTATATTTAGGCATAGCCCCATAAACAAAATTAACTATCTCATCATCTTTCATCAAGATATATGTTGGAATAGAGGTGATGTTATAGTCCTGCACCATGGCAGCATCTTCGTCTGCATTAATTCTTACAATCTTAATATTAGGATATTCTTTTTCAATTTCATCTAATACTGGATTCATAAGTTTGCATGGTTGACACCAGTCTGCCCAAAAGTCCATCAAGACATAGTTGCTACTCATTAAATAAACTTTCTTGACCCTTTGGCAATTCAATATTATCTTCCCAGATTCTAAATACCATCATGCATGGATCATTTCCATTATCCCATTCTTCTGCTTCTTCGTCAGTCATATAGCCACTGTCGTGTGTATCACAGAATGGTTCTGATATCCATTTATTAGCAAGACCTAAGTCTCTCCATTCAAAAAAGTCCATTCTATTTTTATACTCTGCTTCTATTAATAGTTTGTGAGAGTCCCAATTTGACCAGTCTGGCATTGTCATACTAGTGTAGACCATTTATCTTCTGGAACAATCTTAAATCCTTCACTTCTTTCTAAAACTAAAGTTGTATAATTAAACAATCCAAAATGATCTTCTAGATTTTTAATTACTTTTTCAACTGGAAGTGTTGAACATGTGTACAAATCAAATTGCATAAATGCTGGATCTGTTTCATCCCACACATGCATAGCAATATGAGAAGTTTCTATCATAACTACTGCTGTTAGACCCCTATTGCCTTCTTTAGTTACATAAGATGCAAATGGTCCTTGAATAGTTTTCATACCAATTGAATCAACCAACTCTTGCATCCATGCAATAGTTTGCTTTTCATTTGTTGGTGGCAATAACGAATAGCCATTTATTAATACGTGATTATGAAGTGCCATATATATCCAATCTGTGAGACATCAATAATATCAAAGAGTGGGGCTGTTGTCAACCCCACTCCCTGTCTTTTCCCTACTAAAGGAAAGTCTGTAGTACTATCTTACTACAATTTCTTTAGGTTGTAAATGCTTTGGCAGATATTTTTTTAGACGTACTTTGAGTAGTCCATTTTCTACCTCGGCTGATTCAACTTCAACGTGTTCTCCTAGAGCAAATGTAGATGAGAATGATCTTGTAGCAATTCCTTTATGTAGGAATTCTGTACTGTCTTCTCTTTCCCCAATTGTTCCAGAAACACGGAGTTTGCCCATATCCATTACTACCTTAATATCATTTTTACTAAAGCCAGCAACAGCGAATTCTAATTCAAATTCGTTATCGTCAACTTTTTTAATATTGTAAGGTGGGTAATTTGAGATATGTTTGTTGAGGTCATTTTTTAATCCCATCAACTGATTAAATGCATCATCAAAACCTAAGAAGAAAGGCTCTAGTTGCATTTGTCGCATTAGTGAACTTACCATGTTTTCCTCCTTTTCAGCGAGTTATTTGTTACCCCCCATTTGGCAGGGCAACCATAATATTATAGCACTCTATCTTGGATTTGTCTATCTTCTACTGGCAATAATTGGCCTTTGTGGTGTGCATTTATATCTTTTCTTACCCATGTCATTCCATATGGGGTATCTAGATTATGGACGCCTTCTCTTCTTAAAAGTCTTTCTGCCATAGACTGAAATGTTGGATCGTCACTTAAGTTTAAATAAGCATTATGATACCAAGGTAGGTCATAAAATGCTGGTGCATTTACTAACAACATTCCTGCAGTTGTCCAGTGTTCTTGTATTGGAGGATCATTACTTATTTGTTTTCCATTTAATCCATATTCTGGAACATTGACTCCTACCAGTGGCCTATCTACTTCTAATAACTTTTCAATAATTTGAGCATTTAATTCTATATCTGAGTCTACATAAAGTAATGCTTGATAATTTACTACCCCCACATTTTGTTCTGTACAATCTTCACCCCAATGATGACCTGATGTTACTCTTGCTCTTTGAGCGAACTCTCTAATAAGATTACGACCAGTTTCAATTCTTATCCACCTATTTTCAGAAGTAACTTTTGGCTGCATATCATTTATAGAATATGTCCAATAGTCTCCGTTAACTTCTTTTAGTGCGTTTACAACATCAATAAAGGGCTCTATACCTCTATGATCTAATTCAAACGATGAAAAGAATTTTACATTAGGGAATTTATTAATTATGTTAAGCCTATCTTCTATCCAAGCAAGGTGTTCTTTTTTATCACACTTCCATGATACTAAAGGTGTTCCTATTACAAAATGTTTATTGTAATCAATTGGCTTTAACATTTTTTCTACCCTTTATTTTTTCAATATAATCTGAACATATTCCAGCATATCCATAGCCTTTAAGAAATTTTGTTCCGTGACCTAACTCTGGCATAACTAATATACAAGAGTCTGATGCTTTTAGTTTCCCAGGGTATGCCCAAACATATCCGTTGCTTGTTATTGTATAATCATCAGTATTATGAAAAAAACAATGAAGAAAATTATCTATACAAAAAGATAGTGCATCTGTATTTTTGCAGTGTATCCAAAGTTTATGTTGTCTATCTTCTAGCCACGCAAGATCTATTTTATACTGAGGTTTGTCGTGCCCTAAATAGAAAACACCATTAGATACTCTAAGATCTATCTCTGCATCAAATCCATGATATAGTGCGTAGTCTATATACTCTGGATTATTTTCTTGATCTGGTACTGGCCCATTAAGGTTACCACGATGTGCTATATAAATCATTTTTCAACTTGAACCCAAATCCATTGACGATGGTTATCGCCAGGACCAGTTGGTCTAAGATCTGATTTGTAATTTTTAAACCCAATCTTATTTAACAAGTCATCTTTTAACTCTTCTTCATCTGTAATGCTAACATCAGCATGTCCGTTAGTACTTGCTGCTTCATAAACATTGTCATAATATTTTGCGGTAGGAATGCCTTCTTTTCCACCATATCCCATTTGGAAACAAAGTTTACCCCCTGGCTTTAATACTCTATAGGCTTCTTTTAATATATTAAATCTAATTTCATGTACACAAATATGTTGAAAACAAATAACTGCAAACATAACATCATACATATTATCTTCTATCATAGATAGGTTGTCTCCAGATGTATGATATAAATTAGGGATAGGAATATTGTTATGCTCTAAGTTTACTTTTGCTTTGTCAAGATTAATACTAGATATATCTACCCCATCAATTCTTTTAAATCTATTGTTAAACTTTACTATATTTCTACCTGGACCACAACCGTAGTCTAGGGCTACCATTCCTGTTGTATCAAAGTCTTTAAAAAGATATGTGTCGTAGTCTGCCCAATTATTGTGCCCATCATATGATCCAACTACTGGGTCTCTAAATTGTAGACTCCATATAGCAGCGTACTGATCATAATATTTATTTTGCATATTTAAGTAATCTTGCTTGTTTCTATTCATCAGTTATTCTCCAGGTAGTAGTTTAAATCTTCTGGGGTTCCTATACCCCACATTTTTTCTATTTCTTTTACTCTTATCTTCTTACCATCTTGTATTGCTTGATTAAATACTGGACAAACATAAAACTCATTGTTTGTTCTAATATTATTATTTATCATTTGTTCAGCGTACCTAACATAGTCTGCACCATGCTTCCAGTAATATATACCAACTGTTGCGTTATCTGAGATAGGATTTTTTTCTGCTACCTCTGAAACAAAACCATTGTCACCAATTTTAGCATAAGACCACTTAGGATGAGTTGCCTTAAAAGTTAAAATCCCTCCATCAATTTCATCAGCACCAAAAGCATACAAACATTCATTACTATTCCATTCAACTATCTGATCTGAGTTAGCAATCAACAACGGCTCTTCATTATTTATGTATTGTTTTGCTAACAAGGTTGTTACTGCAGCACCTTCAGTTAGTCCATTAATGGTTACAATGTCACAACCTGGCTTTATTAAACCTAAAACTTGTTTTAAATTATATTTTTCGTAATGTTCTTCTTGAACTATAAATATATAATGAGCATCGATGTTTAAATTATCTACTACCATTTGAATCATAGGCTTACCTTTTACTTCAATTAAAGGTTTAGGAAATGTGTATCCTGCTTGTGCAAATCTTGATCCAGCACCAGCCATTGGTATAAGTACATTCATCTTTTCATTCTTCCAAGGCACTTGATCTCTTCCTTTCATTTCGAATCTATCTATCATATCAAAAAACTTATTATAATCTAGATCATCTGCGTCTTTGATGCCGTATAGGTGTCCTCCAGAGGCCATAGCACCCTGTCTACCAATATGAGAGTCTTCTACAATAATTGTATTTTGAGGCAAAGCATTTAATGCTGTCATGCATTTCCAATACATTTCAGGGTATGGTTTATGATGTTTAACATCTTCATTGCTTACAATGTATTGTACATATCCTAGTATGCCTATTGCATCTAAGGCTGTTATAACAGTTTCTCTAATTGCATTACTTGCTACCGCAATTTTCCAACCATCTTGTTTTAATTTTTTAACTATTGATAAGGCTATCTTATTTACTGGCAATTTTTCTAAAATATCTATTGTTTGTTTTTGTTTTTCTTGCCAAACTTGATCATGATATTCTACTGGTAAACCTTTTAATTGTGTTAACATTTTTAACTTCATTGTAGTTCCAAGTCCATCATACTTTGACAAATGTTCTTCTCTAGTTATAACAAACTTGGGATTAATCTTTACTAGTGCACTATTTAAAGCATCATAATGTATGTCTCTTGAATCTATCAATACCCCGTCAAGATCAAATATAACTAACTTATTGTTCATTTGGATTAGGACCTGCATGTCTATGCCATTTGTTATGTCTAACAATTGCCTTTCCATTACACTTCATTACATACTTATTACGAACTCTCATTGACCATTCCACGTCTTCTTCTTCATTCCAACCACGAGATTCATCTAAAGGTTCTTCTAACATAACATGTTTCTTAACTATAAAAAATCCACCAGATATATACATGTATTGAGTTTGTGACCAGTCGTCATAATTTAAAGACCAGGCTCTTCCGTGTCCTGGCTTATCCCATAAAGACCAGTCCATTGGATTTCTAGCACCTGTAATTAAGTATTGAGGACAAGAACAAATGCTCCAGTCTGTTCCAAATTCTTTAAAACTTTGATACCAATTAATATCAAATATATGATAGTCATGCATAATAACTATATTGTCATATTTAGATTCTTGTGCTAATATATTTTTCTTTCTAGTAATCCACATCGGTTTTTGATTTTCATCAAAGTCTATCTTACGAATATCCGAACCTTGTATACCTTCACTGTCTCCACCACCAACAAACAGTATTTCGTATTCTGGTACGTTTAAATCACGAATGCTTTTTATAATTTGTAATAGTCTATCTTTATCTTGATATGTTGTTATTATTCCAAAAGTCCATGGAATATCTTGCATAACTATGCCTTATTATTTCTTTTTGCCAACAGTGCTGGGAAATCTTTAACTTTTGTATCACCCATATATGACCATGCATAACCTTCATCGATCATCATTTGATTAAGAGACTTATCATAACCTTTAATATGAAGATCACCTAAGATACGTCCATACTTTTCTGAAGAGTCTGGCTTTTGTGTTTTAATAACAATATTTTCAGCACCCTCTAGTTTTTTCTTAAGCCACTCTTTTGACTGTAATCCTAATTCTTTTTCGTGTGCATCTGTTGTACGAGATTCTGGGGTGTCAATACCTGCAAGGCGGACACGTTGGAAATAAGAAACATTAAAACCCAGGTCAATGTCAACATCAATCGTATCTCCGTCTACAACCTTATAAACTTTTTTTACATGATATTCATACATAGTATTATTATACCTTATCCTTTGATTGAAAGTTATGATCAGATTTTACATAGTCTTGTATTTTTTTAGCATAGTCTTTGCCTCGTAAATCATCCATAAAAAGCACTATTGCTTCTGCCATTTCAAAAGGTTTTATGTGATATTTTACATCCTGTAAATGTTCTATAAATTCTGCAAGTTCATTTACACGATAGTCTTTATGTTTACGAATCTGCACTTGCTGTAGACCTTTTAAGTTGTCCCGTTCTTACTCCGTGCTTGTAGGCTAAGTTGGCTGCTTTTCTACGAGCCTTTCTAGCAGCACGTTTTTTAATTGGATCCCATGCAGCGGCCTTGTCTGGTCTTTTAATTAAATTATATCCACCACGACTTCTTCCAGTTGCACCAACATTTGGCTCTTTAGGATTTTGTTTTATTGCCTTACCATTTGATCTATTAGTATTTCTATCAGATGTTTTCTTTTGTGCCATTATTCTCCTTTATCTAAAGTATGAGTATACCACCAATATTTACATTTTTCTGGACAGCATACATAGTCTATATACTCTTTTGCTTCATCTTCAAAGTTAATATAATATATAGGATCTTTTAAAAATAGATTTGCTCTATGAGTAATGGTTAGTGCATGACTATCTACCCACCCTGGCTTATCTATGCTTGGTTTAATATTATGTTTTTTTAATAATTCTTTAGATGATTCTAATACTGTATCTTTATACCCTCGTCTTGTCCACTCTGTACAAATAGCAGTTTGATAAACATATAGTTGAAATTCATATCCTTCCCACATACGAGTTGCTGGATGATTACGCCATCCTTTTGTCTCACCTAATAATGCTTTAAGTATTTGATATGTTTCTACTCTTTGTTTACCTAGTCTTTTAACGTCAAGACATTTAGCAGTTTTATCATACTCTGATCCGTATGGCATAAAAGTTTGCATTATGCTTGAACATCCAGTGGAGTAGGGGCAGTAACGAGGGTGCCGCATTCTGCACATTCTGAATCTAACAGGTACTGTTCAATATTATATTCTTCATCAAATGTAACTAAAACTTTAAATATATTAGTACCACAAATAGGACATACGCTTGTCGGTATTCCTCTTGCGTTTATTGACATTAAACTTCTTTCTTATATGTTTCATTATATCCTCTTCTGTTAATAAAAGAAGAGAACTTATTATTATTATACCCGCAAGTAGTTGCCA